CCAGCCATTTCCTTGTGCCGCGCTTGGCGACTAGCTTGTAGCCTGGGATCACCTGGCCGTTGTCCAGCGCCCGCTGCGCCAACTCGCGCAGATCGGCAATCCAGCCGTCCAGCATATCAGCTTGCTGGAGGTAAATGGCGATCTGCGCTTTGTCCAGCGCATCAAATTTTACCTTGACCGCACGGTCAGCAGCACCCGTCATCATCGGGCAGGTTGGCTTGGCGGTACACCACCGGCAGTGGTCGCCGGTCTGGAGCATCGCGTCTGGCTGCTTGGCCTCTTGCACCGCAGCGTATAGCTGGTCTTCAAACCGACTGATCCTAGCGCGGGTAGTCACCCACCGCTTGATCATTGGCGGCTGGATGATGACCAGCTCGACCTCATCGACGCCCTCAAAGGCCCAAGGGGCCGAGCGCCGGGCAGCGGCAGCGTAGAACATCAACTGCTTGTTCTCTTCTGCCTCAACGACCACGCCATCACCAAATTTCCAATCAAGGATGATGGCGCGGTTGCCGATCTTGCCAAGCAGGTCGACCGACCCGAACACGCCAGGCAGGAAGTCACCGAAGTCGACGCGCACCTCGGTTCTGAATTCCATGTCCCTGTTGGGGTCGACCTGATCAAGCAGCTCAAGCGCGGGGGCGATCTTGTTGTCGCGCTGCTCGTCGGTTAACAACAGATGCTCGTCGTCCTCCAGCAGCGCCGTGATGGCCGCATGAAGGAACGTGCCCTCGGCGGCGTACTTGCTCTCTACCTGGGGCGGCGCGGCCTGTACTAGCGCCACTGAGCCGGGGCAGGCGATGACTCTTGCGGCAGTGCTGCCGCCAACTATTTTAGAGTGCATTTGAGATGACCCCTTCTGACGTCTCAAGGACTTCAATGGTCTCTTCGATGGTCTCGAAGATCACGACAGGATCGTAGGTGTAGGTCTTCAGCTCACACGTGTACTTGCCGGGGAACTTGCCTTCCATGTAGTTGACCAAGATGGTCACGATTTCCGCGTTGTTGAGTGTAATTTTCATTTCAGTGTCCTTTAGGTTGGTTGGAGCCTCCATTATCGGCAACAAAAAAGATTTGTCAACAAGTTTTTTCTCGTGTTACAGTTCGTCACCAACTAAGGAGTTCCAACATGATCACATTCCAGACTGCGCCAAGGGGGACGGTCACTGTAACAGAGGCCAATGCCCACGCCCGCCGCGACCAGTTCGCCGCCATCAAGCCTATGAAGCCATCGAAGATTAAGGGGGGCACCCGGCGCTACCCACGTTTTGACGTGGGCATGACGACCGAATCGTACATCCGTCAGTTTTATTTTCTTAACTCAATCGGCGGCGGCTACCCGTTCAGCAAGACGCTGGAGCGGGCAGCGCCCATGCTCAACCCGGCAGAGCCTGAAGTTGAAGGAAGTTGATGTCGAGCGGCACCTTGTGCGTCTGGTCGAGAAGGCAGGCGGCAAGGCGTACAAGTTTGTCAGTCCGGGCCGGGCTGGTGTGGCCGACCGTCTGGTTGTGCTGCCCGGTGGTCGGGTCTGGTTTGTTGAACTGAAGGTTGCAGGCGGGCGCATGTCGGCATTGCAACAGGTTTTCGCTGAAGACATGGCCGCACTGGGCCAAAACTACACGGTACTCTGGAGTAAAGACGATGTTGCTGCGTTCGTATCAGTCCATTGCGGCTGACTTCTTGTTCGCCAACGACCGGGCGATGATCCTGGCACCAGTTGGTGCGGGCAAGACCGCCATTACGTTGACCGCCATGCGTGAGATGCTGCGCGAGGGCCACGCTACTCGGTTCCTAGTGCTGGCGCCCAAGCGTGTCGCTGAGTTTGTGTGGGAAGAAGAGCGCCGGAAGTGGGCGCCCGAGGTGACGATGGCTGTCGCTGTCGGCACGGCCAAACAGCGGGCAGCAGCGCTGCGGGCTGACGTACAGGTCGTGGTGACGAACTACGAGAACCTGCCGACAGGCGGTTTCGATGCAGTGGTGTTCGACGAGTTGACCCGGCTCAAGAACCCGTCCGGCCAGCGGTTCAAGGCGCTAGAAAAATTCCTCAAGCCGATCAATATCCGGTGGGGCTTGACCGGCTCGTTTACCAGCAATGGGCTAGAGGATGTCTTTGGCCAGTGCAAGATCGTGGACACGGCGCTGCTTGGCCGCACCAAGGGCGCCTTCCAGCAGCAGTACTTCTATCTGGTAAACAAGGAGTTCAACGAATGGGCGCCACGCCCAGGTGCGCTGGAGCAGGTCATGGAGCGGATCAAGCCCGCCACGTTCTTACTTGAGTCTTACACGCTGCCGGACTTGAACGTGGTCGAGGTGCGCTGCCAGATGGGCATGGCGCAGTACAAGCAGATGAAGAAGGACATGGTGCTGGAGTTCCCCGACGCCCGCGCCATCGCCGTCAATGCGGGCGTGGTGACGGGCAAGCTCCAACAGATGGCGTCAGGCTTCATCTACGCCGACGACCAGACGCAATGGATGTCGTCCCACAAGTTCGACGCGCTGGACGATCTGCTGGCCGAGAACCAGCACGCCAATACGTTGATTGCGTACAACTTCAAGGCCGAGTTGGCTGAACTGAAGCGGCGCTATCCGAAGGCGCAGACGCTGGACGATGCGGGCGCCATCGAGCGCTGGAACAAGGGGCAGATCGAGCTGCTACTGGTGCACCCCAAGAGCGCCGGGCATGGTTTAAATCTCCAGCACGGGGGCTGCAAGGTAGTGTTTTTGTCGCTGCCTTGGTCGTTGGAGTTGTACGAACAGACAATCGGGCGGCTGCACCGTAGCGGGCAGGCGCATCCGGTCTGGGTCTACCTGATGATCACCGACAAAACCGTCGATGAAAAAATCTGGAAGGCGTTGAAAGACAAAAGAACCCTATCTGACATAGCAATTGAGGAACTGAAATGAAGCACACATGGCGCACGTTGAATAACATTCTTACGAAGATAACAGAGGAGGAAGTATGGGAACTACTACAACACGAGAGGAAGACAAGCAAACGCATCTCTATCTTGATGCGCTTGCACCAACGGTACTGTGTCCTGCGCCTAGAGCGCGAGAGGATAGTGATCCTCCAAGAGGCACAAGCACTGTGACGCCTTACGACACGGGCAAGGTCAAGATTGGGTTGGCCTACGTGAGGCCGTACTACTGTGAGACAGACGCCCGGCTTCAGCGGGCGCTGCTAGAGAACGAGGCAGGCGCCCGGCAGGAGCTGACAGCGATAGCCTTCGTCATGGCAGCGGTTTTCATTGCCGCTGTGCTGATGATCCTTCTATGAAATGCCCGAATTGCAACTCATGGGCGCTGGTCAAGAAGACCGAGCAGCGCTCTAACAATACAGTCTACAGGAGATATGAATGCGCGAATCTACACAAGTTTTCAACGGAGGAAGTATGCAAGGTACCAAGCATGACGAGAACAAACCCCGCATGAGCCTAGTGCCGCCAGGCGTGCTGGCCGAGGTCATTGCCGTACTGGAGCATGGCGCGGCCAAGTACGGGGAGAACAACTGGACGCAAGTCGAGGGGATCCGCTACTTCGACGCAGCGCACCGGCACCTTGGCGCCTGGTGGACAGGCGAGGAGGTCGACAAGGAGTCAGGACAGGCCCATCTGGCGCACGCCATTTGCTGCCTCATGTTTTTGATGCGTATATGATTCATTATCATGGCCTGCCCATAACGCCAGACACGGCGGCAATTAAAGCCGTTGCGGCGGGCCATGCCTTTGTATCGTTTAGGCATCGCGGACAGCTTGGCGTAGCGGTGGAATGCTGCCAATCGTTTGCGGTCGACAACGGCGCCTTTTCAGCGTGGAAGAACGGCGACCCGGTTACTGATTGGTCTGAGTTTTACGCATGGGCCGAGCAGTGCAGACGTATTCCGTCTTGCGACTTTGCGGTGATCCCTGACGTTATCGACGGCGACGAGGCGGCAAACGATGCGCTGTTGAAGGAGTGCCCCTTGCCGTACTGGTTTGGGGCGCCCGTGTGGCACATGCATGAGTCGCTTGACAGGCTAGACCGACTGGCGGCGTTTTACCCGCGCATCTGCTTGGGCAGCTCCGGCGAATACGCTACGCCAGGCTCTCCGCACTGGTGGACGCGCATAGACCGGGCGATGCAAGTCGTCTGTACGCCGGGGGGGGGAGCCACTGGTAAAGCTACACGGCTTGCGGATGCTTAACCCCCGCATAATCACGCGCCTTCCACTATCCAGCGCAGACAGTACCAACATTGGCAGGAATGTTGGAATGGATCAGAAATGGGCGAAGGGCCACTATTTGCCTCCTACGAAAGACGCCAGAGCAATGCTTATGAGAAGCCGAATCGAGTCCCACAACGCGCCACCAACCTACACTTTCCTATGAACATTTACACTTTTAAGTTTTTTGTAACTTGCCCGTTGAACGGCATCCGAGTCTTGTATGACGCCAAGATAGAAAACAAGGAGATTATTGCCGTTGAGGAAATTTTAGCCGCAATAAAAACTTACGAGTCTGGGTTCCATGAGCCTATAGCCGACGACATGTTTGGCTTATTTGGCGGGCGCCAGACCATTACCGCAGACCACCATTCAGTAACCATAACCACTACACGACCATGATACTCATACTTCTTTACGCTGCGGCCATCGTTTCGGCAAACCTTCTAGTCGCCGTGTTTGGCCCGGCCATATCGCCCATCAATGCGTTCTTCCTGATTGGCCTTGACCTCGCGTTGCGAAACGTCATCGGCGCAAGAATAACGCCGCTAAAAATGGGCGCTTTGATAGCGGGCACCGGGGTGTTGTCATACGCTATAAACCCAGCCAGCGGGATAGTTGCTATTGCTTCTGGCGTAGCGTTCACAGTGGCTGCGCTTGCCGACTGGGTAACTTTTCAAAGTTCGTCCGGGTCTTGGCTGCGGCGCAACTTCTACGGAAACAGCGTTGGCGCAGCGCTTGACAGCGTCATCTTTTCAGCGATTGCTTTTGGGTCAGTAATGCCGGTAATAGTGCTGGCGCAGATTGCCGCCAAGATAGCTGGCGGCGCAACTTGGGGATACGTTATGAACAGGGTAGTGAAATGATCGGCATCGTCTACAACAAACGGGCCAAGAAGTGGCTGGCGCGGATCGGCAGTGAGCATATCGGCTCGTTCAACACCGAGGCCGAAGCTATAGCGGCCCAGGCGGCGCGTGAGCCAGTGCATGTCAAGCAGCGCCGCCCGTTCTGCACTTCGTTGTTCTCATTGACCGCATCGAACAGCGTCTTCACAATGGCTAACTTCAAACGGACAAGGGCGTCGAGATGATTAGCGTGACGCTACGTTGTTGATCTTCTCGACCGTCCGCAGTGCCCCAAGGCCGAGCAGGCCCATCAGCACTGGCATCATCTCGGTCAGGTTGGCCGGGGTCAGGTCTGGCACGTACATCCGCAGGATCGGAAGG